TCTAAAAAACCTTTAGCTTTTGCAACCTCTTCCTTGAACGCAAGTTTCTTTTTGCGTATATCTATATCCTCGTCTAGTTCTTCATCATAAGAAAAGTCTTCTAATAGAAGCTCAACATCTGATTCGTCTAAATAAGGTTTATTTTTTTTATAATACTCTTTTAATAATACTGTTTCATTAATGCTAGAGTAATCAGCATTAAGTCTTGTATAGTCTTCAATAGTTCCACCAGTCTCCTCCATGAAGCTAACTAGCTTTTCGATGTTTTCAGGTAATTGCTTACCTAGCACTTTCTCATCTCTTAACGCTTCTTTAACCTCAGCTTCTACCTCAGCTACTTCAACTTCTTTGATTGGTGTAAACTCTTTAACATCTTCGACGGGCTCTTGTACTTGTTCTCCCACCTTAATGCTATCTCCGGATGGTTCTTCCACAGATATTTCCTTTGTTTCTCCGATTTGAATGGCATCTTCTACTTTTGTTTCTTCTCTAGGTATTACCACTTTGGTAACTTCCTCTTCAACTTTTTTCACTGGTTCTTTTAATTCAACCTTAGTGACTTCGTTTTTTACACCTAAGTTTTTAGGTTTTTTTGGCTTGGACTTAATTTTAAAGTCGCCCTCTTGTTTTACTTCTGACATAATATAATATAATTAAATAGTTGTTACTTTCTACATGAAAGCTTGCATACCCATATCGGGTTCGTTTTCAAAGTCTTTAGGTAAGCTATCGTTCTGACGTTGGCTTATCATTTCACTTTGTTGTGTAGCTTCCATTTTGCTACGTTTATCTTTTCTATCTTCTATAGCTGCTTCTTTTTGTTGCATTGCCTGAACTTCGATTTGCTTAAGCTGCATATCATATTCAAACTTTTGCTGCATTTTAATTTTCTCTAAATCAGCTGCTATTTGCATTTTGTTTATTTCCATCTGAGATCTAGCTTGCTCGTACTGAACTTTAGAACCTGATATAGCTTCTTGTTTTTGAACTTCAGCCATAGCTGTTTTCTCTGCGGTTTCCGCTTGAGCAGCAGCTTGAGCTTGTATATTAGCTTGTTGATTAGCTTGATCTTGAATAGCTTTTTGCTTACGTTTCACCTTAAGCATTTGATTAGCTAACTTAAGATTTTTAATTTGTCTTAAATCAATAGCATCTTCTAAGTCAATACCTCCTGCGCCTAATGCAACCTGTATATTTTCTTCTAATTTAGCTTGCTCTTCGTCATCTGGTTCTAATTCTAAAAATACACCAAAATCATATAAGTTTAAATCAACAACCTGCTGAAGCGTTTCAACGTTATAAGTTGATATAGAGTTTTTAAGTGATTCAGCTGTTAATGGAAAATATAAAGCATCAGCTATTTTAAGAGATACGTTCTCCGCTAGCTTTAACGTAAGATATAAACTAGCTTGCTTGATATGTCTAGTTGCTACATTGGACGCGTTAGCTGCCATCTTTTGAAGACCTACTAATGAGTTCTTATCTTGCGTGCTTCCATCTCTTGCTTCGTTTAACCCTGTTACATCGCGTATCATTTGTAAATAATATTGATACGTCTGTATAAGTGCTTGTATTTTACCAAGTCCGCTAGAACTATTAAGTTCTTGAATAGGCACTTTACCTGGATTCATATCGCCGTCTTGCGTCATTGATCTACCTACAATAGAACCGGTTTGAAAATACATATTTAAAGCCTCTGCAGGATTATAATTAGTTCCATTACCAAGATCTACTTCAGCTAAACCGTCCATATCTAAGTAAACACCGTCTGGTACCATCCTAGACATTACCTGTTGTAGTTTAAGATGCGTTAGCTGAATCATATCTGCAAATCCAATACATTTACTTACAACAGACTCTATGCGTCCCTTATACATTCTAGGAGCACATATTGTGTAGTTCATTTCAACCTTAGTTGTGTCTGCCATTGGTCTAGACATGTTCTCTGCTAAGCCCCAGTCTAATATAGTATTAGTTCCTAAAACTTTAGCTCCTGTATATAAAACCTCTATTGATCTAGATACTCTTTCAAAGTTGTCATTTTCAGGCGGATCAAATGTGTCTGGTTTTTCCAAAGCTTTTAATAATCCTGAATCTGTTTGCTTTATTTTAAAAACTTGATTGTGGTAAGTCTTATATTCAAAGTACATAACCTGTACAGTGTTTTCGTCGTAATTACCCCAACCAGTTATATACTGCCTGTTTCCAGGT